TTTTCAATTTCAATAGAAAGAATTTCTTTTGTAGGAACTTCATTATACTCCCCCACAAAAGAAAAAATTTCCTCAAAGACGATCTTTTGATTAGTATCCTGAAAATATTCCTTCTTTATAAAAGGAAGTATCTTTCTAAGATATTCTTCATTATAAAGAAGATTTTTTAAAACTAAAAACTCAATCTTATCCATAATGAAGATATGCACTCATAATATATTTGGTCTTATCTGTAGGAGCAATACCAGCATGGGGATATTCCCAAGTTGGGGGGAATACAACTACTCTACCACATATAGGAGAAATACTCAACTCATGATGAGTAAAAGCAGTTTTTCCATCATTCACATTCAAATAAAAAAGAAATGATAATGCCCTCTTAGCGGTTTCATAAGTAACAACATCCACATGTTCATCAAATCTTTCTTCCCCATTAGGAAGATATCTCTTAATTCTAAACTCCTCCAACACAGAAAATCTAGGAAGAAAAAATGAAGAAGTGTCTTTCTTATATTTCTCATAACAAAACCTAACATTAGGCATTAACCTCTTCACCATACCCATATGATGTTGATTTAAATTTAATTGAGTAAAGCAGGGTTTATTATCATCATTAATATATTCTTGTTGATCTGGATTATCCTCAAATAATCCTATAAGGTTTTCACATATATCTGGAGAAAGTATATCATCATATACTCTCACCATATGAGAACTCCGTTCGCGCAATTTCATCTAACTTCTCCAAAACCTCCGGCGTAAAGTATGTTTCAGGATCTTTATAAATTGCTTTGGCATATACTTTCTTACCATCAATCTCATATCGACCTGCTACATTTTTCCAAAGTCCGCCAAGTTCACCGAGTTCAAGAAGACCATAATATCTATCAAGACCACGAGCATCATAATACAAACGTATCTCAACCTGCTTATTTTCCTTACTTAACCGCGATTTATGAGTCTTTGCTTTGATAATATTTCCAACGACTTCTGTTCCATCCTTTTCTTTTTTCTTTCCGAGATAAATGATCGTACTTGCTGCGTACTTGAGGCCCGAACCTCCTCCCATTTCTTTTGTAGGGACATAAGAACCAATGACGTCATAAGTATGGTTTGTTACTATTAATGGAATATTAGCCTGTCCTAATTTCAAAGTCAACATCCTAAATGCTCCCTTAACAAGTTGTGATTTAGTCATATCACGTACTTGTTTTTCATTTAGAGCATCAGTAATTTCCTTCTCAGTGGACAGCATACCTAAAGAATCCAACACAAACATACAAGGTTTGCGTTCATCTTCAGAGATCTTTAAATATATATCAACAGCCTTAAGTGCCTTCTGTCTAAACTCCTCAATAGTCACTACATTAACAACCACCAATCTTGTAGTATCAATTTGACGACTATCTAAGAGTGACTTAGTAATGCTATTCTCAGTGTCAAAATAGAGACAATAAGCGGAAGGGTTAATATCAAGAAAGTTCTTAACAACGGCGAGAGAGAAAAAAGTTTTTCCAGTGCTATTTTCTCCAGCAATGGCAGTAATCTTATTAGAAGAGACACCCCCAAAAATACTACCTGAAACAAGTCCGTTAAAAATGTACGAGCCTGTATCGACATAATTCTCTTTTTCTTCAATCTCTGAAGCTAGTTTGGTGAAATCATCACCAATTTCCTTTACTATATCTTTTAAAAAATCCATTATATCACCATTCCGTGAACTTCTCTAAGTATTCTTTTATAAGGTCCGCGAGGATTTGTATCCCTCACCTCCTTCACCAACTTCAACCTCTCGTGAAGTTCTTCTTCACCCATCATATGTTGGGTCCACCAAACTAGTCTTCCCAACTCATCATCATTAATTGGTAAATCCATAATTATCTTCTTAAAGTTTTAACATATTCCAACACATGCTCTCTCACCGCCATTAACTCATTATAACATTTCTGATTATGAGCACATCCACGGAGAGCATGATCGGGTTTTTGAACAGATTCTATATAAAGATCCAATCCACGATTCCATTTTTGATTTTGGTCTTCGCCATCATCAATTGTATTCTGATCTTTCATCCAAAAAATAATTCGAGGTTTACAGTTTTCTCAACATTCCACCCAATAGCATCCAATATAACCTTAACAGGTTCTAAGAAAGCTTTCTCAAATTGTACATCATAATCAATATATTTGTCAAGTCCTAATTCCCTAGGAAAATCTGAAATAAAAGAAATCACATTCTCTCTGATAGGATTTGCCTTCTTCAAGTAGCAGAACTTTATCTTCTCACCATTATTAATCAAAGAATATTTATTATCTAATTTCCTCTCCTTTATATAATGATTAAACAAGAGTGCTCCCCTTGCATGAATAGGAGTTCCTTTAGCATAGATGGTTGAATAAGCCTTATATTTGTTTACATTAGATACTGTTCTAGGAAAAGCAATATCCTCTGGAGGAAGTTTTTTGAACTGAGATCTACTGTTATCAATAAACTCAATCACCTCATCTTCAGTACCATTCATCATCAACTTCAGAGCATCCTTAATCATTGTCCTACAAGGAGCAGGGGTAGAGGACTTAACTGCCTCAATCCCCATTATCTTAAGTTTGGGGTCTTCATACCTAACCCCCTCACTATCCCATACATTAAGAATATATCTCTTCTTTGCTGTCCAAATGCCACGATCAGCGATGTTCTCTCGCTTCATCTGCATCTTTTGATCATAAGCATTTACATAAGACGCCAATTCCTCATAGGATTTCTCAATAAAGGGTTCCAATTTGTCTTGACAAATTTGGTCGAGTATTGTAACCACTTTAGCCTTATCATCAATCTTATGACTAAAAAATTGATCAACAATAGGTCCGAAATTGATGTATATTGAATCAGTATCTGATGCCACCACATAGTCTACTTCATCCGTTTTTAACAATTTATTTAGATATCCATTAACCTTATTCTCAATCCATCTGATGGAAACCTGACCTGAAAGGGTAATTGCTTCAGCATTTGCTAACTTATAATAACGAAAATACTGGTTGCCAACAGCACCATAAGCAGAATTAAGCGCGATCTTCTTCGCCATCTGGAAGTTATTATACTTCGTAATGTCCTTGATAGTTTGCTCATGTAACCTCTTTAATTGAACATCTGATAATTTAGCATAAGGATTATCTTTTGATGCTACAATCTCCTGTTCTGGTCCTTCCCCAGCACCTCCAATAAGATATCCCATTATATACCCCTCCTCTTAATCTCTTCCTCAATATCTACAAGATGCTGTTTAGATTTTAACATCTTCTCCTTATAGATCTTTCTATCCTCATACATCACATCCATCAACTCCGGAAGGAATCCCCTCTTGTCCTTTCTGTACATAGCACCATTGGGACACACTGCATACTCTGTCTTATCGGAGAAGTCTACCTCCTTGTTTAACACTCTCTCCACCGTAGCTTTTGGATGTCTTTCATCAATAAGAGTTTCTGGGCTAATATTATACTGCATCATTAAGTGAGGATACAGACTATTAAGGTCAAATGATGCAACCCAATCATAAACCCCTGGTTTAGGTTCCTTTACATACGCCCCTGCATATCTTTCATTCTTTTCACTCCTATCCTTAGGAGGAATAACTATATGTCTCTTCTTTAGATAATTGTAAATGATAGTGTCCCACATTCTTACTTGAAACAACACATCAATAAAATTAACCTTACCAGTATATGCCATAGTAAGTGCTAACTCAATCAACTTCATCTTATCCTCAAGACGATCAACCAATTCAACGTCAATAATGTTGTAATCTACAAACTTCTTCCAATTCCCAGTATAGAAATCCTTAAAGGTATCAAATTCAGAGTGGTCTAATTTCTTTTGTCCTAGTTCAACACTCGCAATATAATCCAATCGATATGACTCTTGTGCCTTATAAGTAAACTTCTTATATAAATCTAGATAATCTAGAGAAGATACTCCAGCTATATCAAAAACAATATATTTCCTTCCAGAAACATATATATCCTCATTAGTAACCAATCTCCAAGGGGATAACATCTTGAGTTTCTCAAGACCCATTATCCTAGTAATCCTCCCACACATATAGGGAAAGTCATATAACCTAGTATTCCACCCAGTGACCACTTCAGGGGGGTTCTGGGACCAATAATGAAGGAATGAGTTGAGCATATCAACCTCCTCCTCGAAGTAGTGATAAGTCACATTCTTCTGAGTTGGAGTATAGGGTTTCCTTCCCCAAGTATTAATCTCTTTAGTAGCATAATCTTGTATAGAGATAGTCAACATCTCTTCTGCACAAGATTCTGGATCTGGGAAACCATTCTCAGATTTCACCTCAATATCTATTGTTATTAAGTTGATCTTCTTGATATCAAACTTAATTTCATCTTCAGGATATTTGTCTGAAATATATTGAAAGACATATCTATCATTCCCATAGATATCAAATCCCTCAACATTCTGATATTTTTTATAAAATTCTCTACAATCTCTCACCAACCCTGGTTTAATGGGTTCTACATTCTCACCTTCTAAAGTCTTCCACTTAGACTCCCTTTTGGATTTTACATAAAGAGTGGGAGCATACTCTTCTTTAAATCTTACACTCTTTCCATCCTCATATCCTCGGACAAGGAAGTTGTTTCCAACCATCTGGACGTTAGTGTAGAATCTCATTCCTTTTCTAATAGTTCTTCATATTTCTTCTTCAGTTTACTATTAGGTTCCACAATAGTCAAGATTTTGTCAGAACTCAACATAAAAGAATTCTGATTAGTAAATCCTACAAGCCAAGGAGCTAAAGTTATTACACCATCTTGCAATGTAATCTTATCTTCTGATGTCTTTACCAGAAAAGGTTCAGTTAATTTACAGTCAGGTTCACCCAACTCCGACTGAACTTCCTCCACCTGACTCAGAATCTTCTGCCCGTTCAACAGAACTAGCAGCCTCAGATTTTCGATCTTCATAATTCTTCAATCCTCTTTGATACATTTCCATCAATTCATCGATGGGATCTACAATACTAATAACCCAATCAATAACCACCGGGATCTTTTCATCCTTAGCTAAAGGCATCCACGGAGTAAGTCTAATCCTAAAAGGAATATCTCCTCCAACATCACCTTTTGGCTCTTGTCCGAAAAGTTGAGCTACACAAGGTTGTTTGAAAAAATAACCAACCGTCTTCTCAATCCCCGCAGAATCTTTAATCACCATTTCCTGGATATCAGCTATGATGTCTTCACCAGATTTTAATACTGCAACCTTTATAGTCATTTTACAATTAATCCTCGTAACATTATACCATACAAGAAGAGGGTCGTAAAGACCCCCGCCTGAAACCGGTTTCAGACTCTTGGGCGGACCCCGAGTCTGATTCATTATTTAGAGCCAATCCTTCCTGGCATGATGCTCAGGAATAATTTTTCCTAATTCAACAACAAGCAGTCCGTTCTCAAAGGTGACTGATTTGATCTCAACATCATCTGAGAGTGACCAGGCTCTTTCGAAAGATCGTTGAGCCAATCCCTTATGGATGTAGTCTGTGCTATCCTTCTCTTCCTTTTGCCCTTTGACAAAAAGTTTTCCATACTCGGTGTAAACATTTACCTCTTCCTTTGTAAATCCAGCTAGTGCAATTTCTAATCTAGATTCTACATTGTTCACATGAACAAGATTATAGGGAGGATAATTAGAGGGCGTCTGTAGGTCAAAGAACTTATTAAAATAATCGTCTAGTCCAATACTGTTTCGCGAAATCCTTTCCATTAATTCTGGAAGGTCCGCAGCTCGATAGCGGGTTAGGTTTCCCATGATTTTAGCTCCTTTAAAAGCGAGTTTGTTATGTGTGGACCCTTACGGCGTCCATAACTAATTATACAAGATCGCTTAAAAAGTGAAAGGGGGATAACCCTACTATTCTATTGTGTTTCCTCTACTTTTCCTTTTTTACCTATGTTATACTTTTGTTCTAAAGTCCAATCGTTCTTATCTTTATACGGAAGAACTTTAATTTGGTTTAATGGAGCAATATCTTGAATGATCTCTTCATATACCACAGATATTAAACCCCAATCAGCAAGAAGACGAGTAATACGATTTCTTCTTTGGACATCGTTCACTGTAAGATTTGCGTACTTACCATCTAACGCAAATAATTCTTTAAAATGAACTATGTAATACTTTCCTTGCTTATGTAGAATATGACAAGACTGATAAAGTTTTCTTTCTTTGCGAGAAGCAACCCCAATTCTAGTGAGGGTTTCTCTAACTTTTAAGAAGTCATCTGGTTCGTTTAGTTTTACCTCTACCATTTGATCTTGAGACCAATTGACCTGAGGTTCGACAGTGCGAGTAATCATTTTTTACCACCAATATCAAGTTTTTGTTTGATAAATTCAATTTGTTCATTAGATAAAATTTTCATTGCTTGAGCAGCATTCTCATTATTATATCCATAATAACGCTTTACATACTCTAGATCTGACACTTTATCTTTTCGGAGCCAGGGAGAAAATCTCTTCTTTTTCCTAATAGTATTTAGATAAAATGTATATTGCATATCTTTATCTAGGAAATGATACCTATTCATCTCATTCGCAAACATGATACAGTCCAGATATCCAGACAAACATCTATTAATAATATAAGGCGCATACTCTCTTATATCATCGGACAAATCCTCCTTATTAAAATTAATAGAATTTAACCAATCTTTCAGTTCTGTCATAATACATGATAGGGGTCAATGTCCGCAGCCAACTCATCTACATCTCTTCTCAGATTACTAAATCTCTCCTCTTTCGCCAATTCCTGTTCACCCTTAG